TTAAATCTAATGCATTTTCAAGTTCAGTTAAACCTAACATATTACCTTGATCTATACCTAAACTAGCAGACACAAAGAATTTATTATATCCATATTGAGCATTTTTTAGATATTGGTCAATTTTATCTTTTTGGTTATACCATGTTGTATAAAGAAAGTCTATTTTCCACCTATAAGTTTTTCCATTAAACATTTTTAATCTTTTTTTAAAAAATGTTGCGTATTGTCTTAATAATGGAAACATATATGTTGATGTATTTTCAAGATTTCTATTTAAACCTACTGCACCATCAGAATTAAATAATATTTGTGATACGCCTGCACCAGACATTAAATTATGCAATTCTTTTGATACNATNTCTTCTACATGAGAATCTTGTCTTTTTAATGTTATAGGAGTTAATTCCATCGGAGTAGTAGCTACACCTATCCCATCAGGCACATTGCTTTTTACATTATTATGGAAGCCTGTTGCNAATTTATCATCTATTAAAAATTCATGTGGTTTTGCATTACTATCAGTTTTCATAGGTATTTTTTGATGTATAAGTTTAAAATTATCTACTTTATTATTAATTTCATTTAACTCTTTTATATCTTCTAATCTAAATAATTCATCAAATAAACCTGCAAAATGAGGTAATCCAAACATAACACTTTCATCAAATTTAAAGCATATTCCATTCTCTATGCTAATTTCTTGCCATCTATTAGCTTTTCTAATTTGATAATTATTGTATTTATTTCTAAATTCAATAGGGTAATTATTAATATCTACATCTCTTTTATTAAAATAAGAAAAATCAAATTCAAATTTATAACATTCGTATTTATCCATACCTTTTATTCTACAATAATTTGAAGGTAATTGATGCCATACAAAATTCTCGCCATCTGTTTTTTCATATGCAAAATAAACATCTTCCCTTACTAGAATATCAGTAACTTTTCCTAACTTATATTTTATATTATAATCTTGAACAAATTGAAGATTTTTATAAAATGAATTTAATAATTTCTTTTTATCTTCATATACTTTAGGATTTACCATATCAGGCAACAATATATTGTCAAATGTAAGCATTTTACTGTAATGTTTTATTAAGTTTTTATATTCTTGACACATATTATACAAATAATTACTTATTTGTCTTAAAGCTGCTTCATAATTATCAGGATTTCTTAAAAATAATATTACGTCTTCTTTAGTGTATTTTTTCAATCCTTTGTTCCTTCTACGACCAACATCTAATGAGTTAATATAATTACTCATATCAAAATGAATATTGGCTTTTAATTTTTCTAGCTGTGATTCTTGATAGCCATTCCAAAACTTTAAAAAGTCTTCTGATTGTGAATCAGGATTTTGTATTTTATATTCTTTGTATAATTTTAAAAAATCTTCTGATTGTGTTTGTTTAGAATTATTATTGTTACTTGTTTTTTTATTTATATTTTTAGAAGGCAAAATCTTAACCTCCTTTCTTATAGGTTTTGCTTTTATATTTGAATTATAATTCCATAATGACAAATATCCACTCATGTTTATAGGTTTTGTTTTTTTTCTAGTGATATTACTTCTTCTTAAACCATATAGATAATGTGCAAGCATTATTATTACATAAAATCTATCATCATTCATAGTTCTTTCTTTTTCTTTTGATAAGGCATAAGAATATTTTGTTTTCTCAGCATTTTCAAACTTATGTATTGAGGTTATTTCTGTTTTAGCTATATCTATATTGATTAAACTTATTTCTTCTTCTAATGAAAGATGTTTCTTAATTAACTCTATTTCTTTTTCATCAGCTTTGCCTGACTTTTCTTTTTCTAAAGTTATATAACCATTCCCACTATACTCTTTAGTAAATTTAATTAAATCTAATCCCATTAATTCAATAAACTCATCAACCATTTGTGTTCTATATTTTGTTGGTGATAAAAATCTTAATTTATCAGTTATGGCATTAGGGTATCTATCTTCAAAACCTTTATATATATCATAATCTTTATCAATTAAACCTCTATGAGTAATACCTTTGTCATCTACCCAATCTTCTAATAATGCATCACCAAATACATTAATTCCTCCACCACCAGCACCAGGATCAATTAATAAAGCTTCTATATTTTCATAGTCGGGGGCATCACCATTGTATGATAATATGGAATCTTTTAAAGATTTTATTTGTTCTTGTGAAGTCATCTTATAACCTTTTTTACTTGCTATATCTATAAGATTTGTTATATTTACTATTTCTCCATAATAGCCAATATTAGGATCTTCTATAATCTTCATTACTCCTATAATAGAACAATCATTGATTCTTGCAGGGTCAAAAGCTAAAACATATTTACCACCATTAGTATAATGTAGTTCTGGCAATAATAAAGTTTCATTCCTTCTTATAGCACCCCACTTAACAATTTGTGACTCTCCTCCATCTTTTGTAAACTTATTATAGTACTCTCTCATAGCCTTATCTCTATTAGCCTTCATAGCAGAGTCTATTTTAGCTTGCGTAAGTAATGGTGGATATAACTCACCATCCATAGTTGGTTTCAAAGGAACTTCACAAGGTATATCACAGCAAAAAAAATCAGGATTACCTAAAAACATTTGTTTAGCAAAGTTTTTATAATGTTTAAAAAAAGTAGTATCAACATCACTTGCAGAAGAAGCGTATATTAATTGTGTCGGACATTTTTTTCTTTGTGCTTTAATATTGAAATCTTTTTTAATAGACGTTTTAAAATTAGAATCTTGAGTTGCAAATGCTTCTGTTGCAGCAATAGCTTCTTCAGACATAAAACCACATTCATCAAAAAATACTAATGTTGCACGTTTACTTCTGTTATTATCTGGATTCCCATTTAAAGAATATATTTCGCTCCCATTATAAAATTCAACATGAAAACCCGACTGTGGATGACTAAATCCTGTTTTACATGAAGGTGATTTTACAACCTCATTCATAACTATATCTTTTAAGGAATCTATTGAGCTTGCCGTTTTACCTATATTTAATACAATTTCTTCAATTTTATTAAATAACTCTTTAGATTGATCTCCAACAGGGGCTACTATATATATAGATTGATTTTCATATAATACAGCTTTTAATATTATAATTACTGCACCCAAAAAAGATTTTCCAGCATTTCTACTACAAGCCATCAAAACCATAGGCTTATTCCATGCTTCCTGTATAATCCATTTTTGAAAATCTAATAATTTTATACCCAATAAATCTTCACAAGCAATTACAGGATTTCTTCTAAAAAACTTTATAATTTTAGAATTAGCTTGATACAGTTTAATTTTTCTAGTGCTTAATATATTTTTATTTCTTTTCATTTAATTCACTCTCCTTTTTCTTCAGGAGGCAAACTTAACTTAACATATAACTGTCTATTTTCTTCTTCTAATTCTAATACTTTTTGATTCAATTGTTCTATTAATTGCCTTTGTGTAAAAAACATATCATTTATATCATTCTCATCAAATTGTAATTGTTCTAATATACTTTTATTAGATATATCCGCAACAAGTTTCATTCCATTAGCTTTTTTTTGATCATAGTAATCTTGCTCTGCATCTTCAAAACCTAACTCTCTATAATTTTTCATAAGATATGTTAAGGTTGATTTTCCAGCAGTTTTATCTCCTCGATGTTTTACAGATATAGAATTTTCTTTTGCAATTTTATCTGTATTATCAACTATATTTTTTTTAGTTTGAGTTAAAGATTTAATGTCTCCGTGATTTGCCAACAAAGATTTAACATCACAACTCATATTATTAATAATTAAGTCTATCTTTCTTATTTGATTATTATTATTTACTATTTGAATTATTTGACTAAGTTTAAAATTATCATCTAATGTATCTTCATCTAAATAAGGTGATAAATCATTGTAAAGAAACTTTTGATCAAATTTAGAATACCCGGCAAATGGGTCATATCCTATAAGTCTAATCACATCTTCTTTAACTTGTAAATCTTCTTCTGTTATTTCTATTTCTTTTTCAATTTCCTTTAAATCTATACTGGGGTTTACATCCTCTTTATCTTCTGATTTTATATTACTAGTATAATCTAAATTCATATCTTTTTTAAACAAACCCTCTGGTTCAAAATCTAACATATTATTATTAAAAAGACCTAATGAATTTAATTTTGTCATGTATATTCTAAATGGGTGTTGTTCGCTTCCATTTTTTACTTGTTTTAACATACCACAAAATTCAGACTCACTATAAGGTACATCAAATTTCATACAAGTTATATATGTTGCTGTTCTTAAATCATTAGTTATTTTAAAATATTTATCAAAAACTTTAACATTACAACTTTTACAAAAAACCATTCGATTATTATTATTCTCGTATAATGGAGATGTGGCACGATAATAATCGGAATCTTTTTGAAGTTTGCCACACATAGGACACTTAATTTTTTTAATTTTTCCCAATACCACGCTCACATCCTTCTATCCCTTTTATTTTGTGAAAACAAATCAAAAAAGAGAAGATATTATCTTCTCTTTAAATTATCTTTAATATTTTCTTCTTCGTCTATATATTCTTCGCAGTCTTTTTCTTGATAAAAACCTATAACATTGGTATCACATTGTTCTTGCTGATTAGCTTCAGGATATTCCCTTAAAAAATCTAATCTAAGCCTTTCAATATCTAAATTATAATTAGTTTTTTCTAATGTCTTTTTAGTTCTATACACTTCAGATTTAATATTTAAAAAATCTAAAGTATACCCACCAAACATACATCCAAATAGTAACCCAGTAGTAAATGTCAATATCATAATAATTATAATAGTATATGTTTCCATAACGACACCATTTTTAACTTTCTAATTTTTATATTTTAATTATTTGCGTGAAATTTTACTTCATTTACATATTTTTTGCCATATCCTTTATGTATAGTAAACATAGTAGCACCTGGCAATGAAGTCTTCTTAATTATATTTGAATATTCATTTATTCCCATTATAGAACGAACTTGAATAACTTCTTTTCCTTTAGCGACTTCTATTTCATTTTTACAATGTAAATGCCCAACCATCATATAATCTATATCAATATTATAAGTATCTTCATATTCTTTAATGCTATTTTTTATATTCTTTTCATGATTGCCATGAGCAGTTAAAATTTTATACCCATTAACATTAAAATAATTCAATCCATTTAAACTCTTGTGTATATTTATATTTGGATTATCTTTAAGTCCTCTTTGTAAAGTTCTAGAATATATTCTTTCTAAATTTTCATGAGGAAAATCTCCCTTTTTACCTGTAAGCAATCTTAAATCACTATGATTTCCTTCCGAAGTGTAAAAATCTATTCTCATATATTTACTTAAATCAGTTAACCAGTCTAGCATAAAGTCAGAATAATCCATTATATCATCCACTATATTGCCTCTTAGTGATTTTAGTTGACTAATATGCAACAAACCCTCTATGGAGTCCCCTAAATCCACAATAGATACTAAATTAGTATTATTTGTATTGCAAAAACTAATTAACTCGTCTCTTAAATTCCACATTCTTTTTTCAAATTCTTGTGGATTATATTTATTTATAATTTCATTAGAAAATCCACGTATATCAAAATCAACACCATAATGAGGATCTGCAAAACCACAAATTATTTTAGGCGAATCAGATTTAATTTTAATAACGGATGGTATCTCCCTTGATTTTTTAGATAATATCCTATCAACAGACTCATCCATTCTTTCATAAAAATGTTCCATTCTTGATTGTTCCCTAAGCCAAGCATGATATTCATTTTTTTCATCTCTAAATTTTTGTCTTTCCTTATAAATTTCTCTTTTTGCAATATTTATTTCTTTTAAAATATTGTTATCTTCAACATTATTTATTTTTTCTTCTTCCATAAGTTTTAATGTGTAACAACTACCATACATCATCCTTCTAGCCACATCCGATGAATATCTTTTGCCATAAACTTCTTCTGATAACTCAACATAATCTCTGTCAGAAAGAATTTTATTTTCTAATTTACCAAACACAAGCCTTTTATGATGTTGTAATTTAGTTTCATTTTCTAACTTATTTATATTCAAATTTTCTTCCTCCACTACTCTATTTTGAAGCTAGAGTAGGGGAGAAGCCCTACTCTTTATCGACCTTTATTATATTTCTTCAATATCTTCCTCAATTTTTTCAGGTTCTATAAACACGTATAAAAACCCATTTTCAATTTTTTTAATTGGTTTTTTGAATTGTTGATAAGTTATAGCCCATCTCGCTTTAATATTCATTTCAATATCAAGTATTTCATTTTTAGCGCCATCTTCACTTTCAACAACAATGTAATTAATACCATCTTCGACAACTTTTCTAACTTTAATTTTTGATGGATCTATCCCCGAAACATCATACACAAGAATATCTTTTCCATTTTTTTTAATGTGTTGCCAATATCTTGTACTAAAATTATGTTTTCTTTTTTCTTGTTGAGTGTTTTCATTTGAATACTCAACATCATAAAAAAATGTTTTAAATATTTTGTCTAAGCCTTCATTAAAATTTTTTCTAAAATAATACGTCATAAAAATACCTCCTATAATATAATTAATGTAATTAATATAATTAATAAAATTTTAATAAAATATTTTATATTCACAAATTCATCCTCACGCAGATAAATTTGTGGTGAATAGGGTAGGGAAGAGGTGAATCAACCCTAACCCTTAATTATCTATTATCCATTGACTTTTTCTTTGAAAATTTTACTTGCCTTAAACACTGGAGCTTTGCAAGCAGGAATAACTATTCCCTCGCCACTCATAGGATTCCTACCTTTTCTTTCAGCTCTTTCTCTAACCTCAAAATTACCAAATCCTACCAAACTAACCTTTTCACCATTTGCTAATGCATTTTCAACACTTTCAATAAAAGCATTGAGTGCTTTTTCACTATCTTTTTTTGATAATCCTGAATTTTCTGAAATACTATTAACTAATTCCTTTTTTCCCATAATTTTAAAATCTCCTTTTATTCTTGTTATTTTTTTATATTTT